TTATCTTTACTTGACTGACCATGACAAACCGGAAACTGCAAATGAACAAAGAGTGATGGGTAATGTTATAGGTTATGCCCATAGAAATAGTACTTACTCAGGAGATGATATTAGAAGAGGAACTATAAATAGAGCTGAAACTCGCTTTGAGATTACTGATAATAAGATAAGGATAAATTTTGTTTTTGACTTTCCAACCCATGCTGCCAATGGAACTATTGAGAGCATTTATTGGGGAGAGAGTGATCCTGACACTAAAGATTATTTTTATATCGGTGCAAGTTTATATGGTAGGGAAACTGGTGATACGGATTATGCGTTAAATAGTACTACAAATCCAAGTAGATATTGGGCAGTCTATAGAATGTTCGATTATGCTAGAAGGGTAATGTTTACTAGTCCGACAAAAGGTTGGGTTCTGCTTGATGGGAAGGATACTAATATTACTCAAACAAGTTATATTCAATTCCCAGAGCATTTAAGAGGTCACTGGTTAATGATACCTTTTGACCTTAATGTAAATGATGTAGCTCTTTGGGAGCAAGCAGTAAAGCTTTTAAATACTGATGGAAATCCATTGGTTGTTGACAGTGCTGATCCGGTTAAAAAGTATGATGGCTTAAGTGGAGGGTGTCCTTACATTCAACCCGATGGAAATCTTGTTTTTATAGGGTATTATACCTATAGTGTTAATAGCGAGAGTATGCTGAGAATATATAAATGGAGTAAAGTTGGTGTTCAACTTAGCTATGTGGATATAAATATGAGTCAAGATTTTAAGGATGTAGATTACAATATATTATTCTCTTATAGAAGCGTATCCGATGATGGGATTTATTTGGATGGATGCCTTGATATAATTGGATACACCTATAGAACAGATGAACAATATAATGAGAGTATTTACACAAGCAGATGGATAAGAGTTGATGTATTAGGTAATAAGGTTCAAGATATGAACATGAAGCCAAAGATAGGAAATTCTAGTTGGTTTGCAAAGATGGGTATGGATAGCGGAAATATTGAAAGAAGAGTGAGGATATATAACTTTTACAGAAGTGCAAATAGAATTTATCTGTATTATAGCGGTACCCAGGGAGGAACAAGTTTTTACCAAGTAATTACACCTCAAGGTAATCTCCTTGAACCCTATAAGATGTATTTTGGGTTTAATAGTGAAAGCTATACTACGTACCACAATATATTGGGAACAGATAGATGGATTAGCAGATACTATGGGAAATATGATGATCATTTATTAATCCAAAATATGCTAACAAGCAAACCAATAGGTGCCCACACAAAACTAACATTACCTGTTGAAAAAACAGATGCAAATACGATGAAAGTTCAATACATGTTTGAAATTGATCTTGTTGATTACGGAGAAGATTATTTCTAAAACTAAGACCTACTTTATATTGAAGGTCTTTTTATTTTGCCAAAAAAGGAGATGAAGATAACTATGAAAGATATTTTTAATGTTATTCAAATGATTTTTACAGCCATTGGGGGTTACTTAGGGTGGCTTTTGGGAGGGGTTGATGGGTTCTTGTATGCTTTGATAGCCTTTGTAATTATTGATTATGTAACAGGGATTATGCTAGCAATACTACAAAGAAAGCTTTCCAGTGACATAGGGTTTAAAGGTATTTTTAAAAAGGTACTGATATTTACAATGGTAGCAATCGGTAATACCATCGATGCCTATATCATTCAAAACGGTAGTGCTATTCGTACAGCCGTTATTTTTTTCTATCTTTCCAATGAAGGTATAAGTATTATAGAAAATGCTGCGAACATAGGACTTCCTATACCACAAAAGCTAAGGGAAGTATTGGCTCAACTTGGAAAGGAGGATAAAACCAATGAGTAAAATTGTATACTTAAGTCCATCAACCCAGGAAAGAAATATTGGTTATGGTAACTATGGGACAGAAGAAAAAAGAATGAATGAAGTAGCTGATGTAGTTCAGAAGATTTTAATAGAGCATGGAATAACAGTGTATAGAAATAAACCCGAATGGAATCTAGGACAGGTGGTAAAAGATAGTAACTTAAAGAAACCACATCTACACTTTGCTATTCATTCTAATGCAGGTGGTGGCAGGGGAACTGAAATATATGCATATTCTTCAGGAGGAGAAGGAGAAAAAGCTGCAAATTTGATCTATAAAGAGATCGCACCATTAACTCCAACGGGTGATAGAGGCGTGAAGTTTAATCCGAAGTTCTATGAATTGAATTCAACCAATGCACCAGCTGTCCTTGTTGAAGTAGCATTTCATGACAATAAAGATGATGCAGAGTGGATTATGAAAAATATTGAAGTGATAGGTACTGCTCTTGCAATGGGTATTTTAAACTACTTTAATATTTCACTTAGGAAGGAAGTAAATGTATTAGATAAGAAAACAATTGCTGTATTATTAAATCAAATAATAAATTCTTTAGGTGATATACAATATATTTTAAATAAGAAAAATTAAGAAAAACTTTAGCTTAGATATAAATAGAAAAGGCGAAAAATTCTATTCGCCTTTTTACTGTTTATTATTCATTTTCACCATCTTCATTGCCCTCATCTTCAAAATAACTATCAAAGTTAGTTGCTAAAATTGTTAATCCAGTTATAATTCCCCCTATAATTGCTGGGCCTCCCGCCTTTAAGAAATCACTTCCCATTTTTTTAAAATTCATAGTTATACCTCCTAAATAATTTTGTTTGTTTGATACTTTTATTATAAAATGTTTTTATAGATATGTTATGGTTTGGCAAACCATATATTGGGGGGAGCTTATGGATAAAAAAAAGGAAGTTAAAAAGAAAATTGATATAGTTATGAAACTGTATGAAGATGAGGATATAATATATACAGGCAATCTAGATAAAATATCCACATTACAAGAAGCTAGTTACCTCACAAATGTATTGCAATTTGATATGGAAGCAACTAGAAGTTTTGAGAAGATTGTTGATAGAATGAATTGGTATAATCCTTTATCCTATATCATGAGATTGATTCAAAAAATAATTAATGTAGTTTCAAAAAAAGGTAAACATATAAGACATAGAAAAACTGAAAAAGAAAAGATATTAACCGATATTGAAACTTTGTTACGAAGCAAATCTGATATTAATGATTTTTCTACAGAATTAAATAAATTATTAGGTGAAAAAGAAGTAGACAATTTAAGTGCGTTTGCGGATAAAGCTTGTGTGGACTATAGTTATTTAAATAAAATAATTAATAGAAAGCTTCCTGATAAGACTGTTGTCAGTAGAGACTTTACTATTAAACTTTGCTTGGCTTTAGAGCTAGACCTTAATGAATCAAATGATCTGATTTCACGAGCTGGTTATGTTATTTGTGGCCAAAATAAAAGAGACATAGTAGTTAGCGTTTGTTTACAATATCGCACGGGTGTTATGGAAACAAATTTAATCTTAGATGAACTAGAACTAAAACCTCTTTAATACCTTTTAAAAGAATTAATCAATTATTTTTTATGGCTTGGGTAAAACCTCAAGCTATTTTTTATGTAAAAATAGTAATCTACTAACTTGACTTCTATCAAGTTTAGAGTGATATATAGTAGTAGCAATTTGATAGAAAGGAGTGATTAGAGTGCGTGTAAGAATTATAGAACCGATGAAGAAGGTTCAAAAGGCGAAGAAAAAAGTGTGTGCCTATGCAAGGGTTTCAACGGAAAGTGAAAAGCAAGGCGAATCCCTAGAGAACCAAATACAATTCTATGAAAACATGTTATCAAGTAATCCTAAGTATGAATTTGTAGGTGTGTTTGCAGATAAAGGAGTGACAGGAACTACTGAAAATAGACCAGAGTTTCAAAGAATGCTTCAGCTTGCAAGAGAAGGAATGGTGGATTTAATCATAACAAAGTCTATTTCAAGATTTGCAAGGAATACAGCAATCATGCTACAAATAGTAAGGGAATTAAGGGATTTGGGTATCGAAGTAAGATTTGAAAAAGAAAATATAAATACATTGTCAGGGGACGGGGAGTTAATGCTTACCGTCCTCTCTTCATTTGCACAGGAAGAAAGCAAAAACGTAAGTGACAACCTTAAGTGGAGAGTTAGGAAGAAGTTTGAAAAAGGAGAGTTGATAATTAATACCACAAGATTTCTAGGCTATGACAAAGATGAATATGGAGATTTGGTTATAAACAGAAAAGAAGCAGAAGCGGTTAGAAGAATTTTTACAGAATACCTAAGTGGGAAAGGGAGCTTTACTATAGCTAAAGGGCTTAACGAAGATGGAATTCCTACCATAGGGAGTGGGAAATGGCATGATACCACCATTCTAGGGATTTTAAAGAACGAAAAATACAAAGGTGATGCCATACTTCAAAAGTATTACACTCCAGACCATTTAAAGAAACACTCTGTAAGAAATGATGGCATAATTGACAGCTATTATATAGAAGATAATCATTCTGCTATCGTTCCTAGAGAGGTGTGGGAGCAAGTTCAAGAAGAGATTGAGAAAAGAGCAAAAGCCAAGGGAAATATTGCAGGAGAAACAGATAAGTACACAAAGAGGTATCCACTTACTGGAATGCTTTATTGCAGTAAGTGTGGTGCTACTTTAAGACGGAGAACTTGGAACAGCAAGCATTCCTGTAGAAAGATTGTATGGCAATGTAGTAACTACATTAAAGATGGAAAAGATGCCTGCCCAGGAACAAAGATAGATGATGAGGTTGTAAGCAGGCTTAATATAAAAGAAGAAATTATTGTAAAGGAGGGCATTAAAGATGGCAAGAAACATTACAGTTATACCAGCAAGAGCAAGCAGGCAGAGCACAGCAGAGAGCCTAGAGCCACAGAAAAAGAAAATGGCAGCATACTGCAGAGTGTCAACAGACCAACTAGAACAGTTATCAAGCTATGAAGCACAGGTAAACTATTATACAACTTATATTGAAAATCACCCAGATTATGAATGTGCAGGGATTTATGCAGATGAGGGAATTTCAGGAACCAACACGAAAAAGAGAGAACAGTTTAATAAAATGATTGAAGATTGTAAAGTAGGTAAAATAGATATGATCATAACCAAGTCCATATCAAGGTTTGCAAGGAACACACTTGATACTTTAAATTATGTTAGAATGCTTAAGGAGCATGGAGTAGGGGTTCTTTTTGAAAAGGAAAACATTAATACATTAGACTCAAAGGGAGAAGTACTCCTTACAATCCTAAGTTCCTTAGCCCAAGATGAATCGAGGAGTATTAGCGAAAACTCAACCTGGGGAATTAGAAGAAAATTTGAACAAGGTAAAGTCTTTGTAAACCATAAAAAGTTTTTAGGATATGATAAGGATGAAGAAGGAAACCTTATTATAGATGAAAAGCAAGCCAAGATTGTAAGAAGAATTTATAAAGATTATCTTGATGGCAAGGGTTCAAATAGAATAGCACGAGAACTTGAAGATGAGGGAATACCTAATTGGAATGGTAAGACTAAATGGTATGAAAGTAGTATTAGAAAAATGCTAAGCAATGAGAAATATAAAGGAGATGCCCTTTTACAAAAGACTTACACAGTAGATTTTCTAACAAAAAAGAGAGTAGAAAACAATGGGGAAGTTCCACAGTATTATGTTGAAGAAAGCCATCCCGCAATAATTGATAAAGATATATGGGAGGCAGTCCAGCTTGAGATAGAGAGAAGAAAAACATTTGCTGAACAGTATGGGATTAGCAAACTTGATTATGCTTCACCTAATAATCCTTTTGCAGGGAAGATAATTTGCGGTCTATGTAGCAGTCCTTTTGGAAGGAAGGTATGGAATTCTAATGATGAAAGATTTAGAAAGATAATATGGAGGTGCAATAACAAGTATAGAGTCAAAGGGGAAAAGGGTTGTGAAAACAAGCATATAGATGATAGAGTTTTATATCAAGCTTTTATAAACACCTTTAATGCAATAATTGAAAATAAGAATTACTTTATGGAGAAGTGAAAGGAACATTTAAAAAGTGATAACTTACTTCAAA